GCAGAAAAATCAGCAGTTTCTGTATTAATTGATGGTAGAAGAGAAAGTTCTGGTTTTAGAGAATAAAAATCAAGAGGTGTGTTAAGTTCTTGATTATTTACATCAACATCACACTTACAGTCTGGATTTAAAATATCAAGAAGATTATTATTTTTGAAATCATCTACAAAGAATCCAGATTTAAATCTAGATAAACCATCAGCATCTTGAATTTGTAGTGTTTTTGTATCAAGTTCAAGTAAACTTAATGAAGTTACAACTTCAAGATTCGTAATTCTATCATCTAGTTTTCCAATATCTCTCATTGTATATCTTCTATTATCAACGAGAGTTATGACCGCATCATCTGGGTTGTAAAGATATGCTGGAAGTCTGATGGTAGCAATGTCCATCGCACTTTCAACATTTGTTGGTTCTTTAGGATCTAAAGAAGAAACACCTTTGATTAGAGAGAAATTGCCTAGAGTGTCTAAAACAATCTTATCAATTCTTGGCAAGTAATAACTATATCCAACAAGAGAACTTTCATTTGGGGTTACAACTAGAGATGGATTATTTCCAGAAGTACCAAATGTTCTACTTGAAAATGCAAATGGTGATGAAGTTGTAGATGTAAATGCTGAAACTCTTGGTCTAAAATCTAGAGTATCGGAAGATCTCAAATTATTTCTTAAGATAGGTATATCTTTAGTGAATCTTTCCTGATCATATGACTCTACTGTATATAAGTCACCCAAATCGTTCGCAGGAACAGTATAGTAATTATATACTACTAATAATTTTCTAGTTGGTTCTGGGAAATTGATTTTTCTGACAATCTTTGAATAATCATAATATTGTTCTTTTTGTCCTTTATCTAACTCAAATCTATTGGTTATATTTAAATAATTTCCTACAGTTATTGATTGGATATTTGATACAATATTTGATTCTTCAAAAGTAACTGTTTCACCTACGGAAAATGTCTGTGGGGTTAAGTAGCAAATTTCAACTTCAGTAGATGATGATCTTGTTGCAAGTTGTGCTATAGCACCGCTTGTAGATCCTACAATTCTTTCACCCAATATTGAGTTAGTGTCTAATGAAAGACCAGAAACAAAGGTTAGTTTGTCTAGTGTTGGGTTTGAAGTATCTAGAGATTCAAAGATCCCAACAACATTGACTACATCAGGAACATTTAAAGATATTTCTTTATCTTGAACTCTTAATCCATAGAATTGACTTGTGCTTAATCCACTTAAAGCAGTTGAAATGCCAGAAACACTCTTATCAATAATAACTTTTTGACTTCTGATAAAATCTTTTTGCTTATTTCTAATAAGATTTTTTCTTACTGTCGTGTTGACAGTAACATTTGAAGATTGACTAGTTCTTAATCCAGAAAGAACAACTTGAGATCCATTTGAATTTAGAACAAATTGATCACTGGTTAAATCTTCAATATCACCATTGGAATAGTGTACAGAATATCTTTCTGCATCAAAAGTTTCAAAGAAAGCACTTGAAATTCCAGTAGAAGTTATATCCAGACTCAATGACCCGATAGAATCCGTTGATAACTCACGAAGTTGACTTGTAACTAATAGATTTGAATTTGCTAAACTTACATCAGAAATATTTGACGCATCTAATGGAGCATAAAGTCCAGAACTTTCATTATCACTAATATTTGGTACACCTATTGAAAATGTAACAGATTGGTTGGTGGATGGTAACCCACCATTACATACACCAAAAACACTGGAAACACCAGCAACTGTCATTGTCAATCCATCACTAGAAACGGAAACAACTCTATTATATGTTTCGGTTGTTAAACCAGATACTTGATATCTGATAATGCTGTCACTTCTAATTCCTAAAAAGTTCTTTCCTGGGCAGGTAACTGTACCAGCACCTGTTCCTCCAGTAATAGTTAATCTGTCAGTAATATTAAAACCATATGGAACTGATCTTTGTAAAACAGCATCCGCTACAAAAGATGTCTTAATTCCTGATGATACAGAAGTTGAGTTTTGGAAGATCGACTTAACATCTTGTGTTCCATAAACTTTTACAGAATTAATACTTCTAGTATATTCTGAAGTCTCATTAATAAGAATTTGTTCTCCAGCAATGAAAGAACCAGAAGTTTGAGTTAGAGTAAGTTCAGTTCCAGAAGCATCAGTAACAACATATCCAGAAGCTCCGCTACTAACACCTCTAATAAATGAAGATGCTGGGCACTGACTAGAATTTAAACTCTGATTTAAAGTTAATTTAGTGTATGTTTGTACATCAAAAAGATATAATTCCCATTCTGTACCATCATTTGAATATGGAGCATCACTTAAACTGAATGAATATACTCTTGCTTGACCAATTTCAGTGCCAGTTCCAGAAGCTTCTGATGCCTTTCTTTGGTTATAGAATGATACTGTATTATTATTTGTATTAATGCCAACAAATGGGGTGCCAGTAACATTATTTACTCTTAACAAATTACCCATTTCAAATGGAACCAAAGATGTTTCAACAGATGCTTTATCTCTTGGTTTCTCAACATCCAAAATGGTGGTTGCTTGTTTTTCAATGTCAAATCCCCTAACATACGCTCTACCTGGGGAAACTTTAACAGACATTAAATTGTCACTTGGAGTATTTCCAGAATCTGTCGTTTGATTTGACAAATAAATTCCTTCATTTGAAATACCATCATTTAATGAATTTGCTACTTGAATATTAAATTTATCTACAGCATAATCACCAGATTCTTCATAAGTTCTTTTAGCAAAATAATCTTTGATAATTGAATACTCTGATTTATTTTGTAATTTCTTAATTTCTCCACCATCAAGACGAATTAGTTCAACAAAACTTTTATCATTAAAATCTGTTAATGGTTTTTTTGATAAAACTGTTGAGATTTTTAGTCTATCTGCTCCAGGAGCAGCAAAGTTTGAAAATCCTCTTGCGTTGTCATATAGACTTGAATCATCTTTTGCCGTAACGATTTCTTCTAAAATATTCAATCCAACTCTATATGATGGAGTATTTGAATATGGATCAAGTACAATTTTATCAGTTGCTACATCTACAAAAGTTCCTCTAATAAAATAAACACCTTGTGATATTCCAACTGCACATCCAATCGCAGATGCGTTCAGTGATACTAGAGTTGCTACAGTATCTCCAGCATTAATAGATGTATTGCCATATACAAAAGAATCTTCAGTTATTAATATTTCACCATCATTTAGGGTTTTTACAACATTATCAGATCCAGAATTTAAATACTTAATAAAGAGAGTCAAGTCAGTAATTTCTGTTGATTCAGCAGCAAGAGCGTAATTATCAACAACTACAGTAATTCCAGAATCTTGTCCTGTAAGTCTCTTCCCTACTAAATTTTCAACATACAGTGATACTGGAATTCCTAAATGATCACTATTTAATCTGATAGAATAATATTCGGAATCATAATTAATATTTCCAGGGATCACCATAGATCCCTCTTTGAATATATGACTTCCGAACGACTCTATTTGATTCTGTAATATTGACTGTAAAGTCGTTAATTCTCTAGCCTGTACTGGATATCCTGGTTTAAATAAAACCTTATAAAAATTATTATCCTTATCAAAATCGTCGTAATAAGGATTTATATTTAAATTAGTTTTCTGTGGCATTTTTTAGAATTCCAGGATAATTTTAACGTCTTCTTTTTGTCTAGAATTTCTCGTAATCAGTGGTCTATTATCTAGGTAAATAATTTCACCTGACCCTTTATTTATCTCGGGACTTGACAATCCATTTGTAAATTGACTGCCAAGATTTATAATTTTATTTCCTGTTGGATTTGTTGTAATTCCAGTAAATCCAGTATCAATTGAACCAGAGAAACCACCTGAAGTAGTGACTGGATTTGCAGAAGAAGCAAAATCTAGAACTTTTGAACTTGTTGAGACTCCAACATAATCTTTTTGATCTAATGTTGTCTGATTAAAGTATAAAGATCTATCTCTATAATATTTAAGTACTTTAGTCTCCGAATCATATGATGCGACATATCCGTGAGCAGATCCTCCAGTTACAGACTGACTGATCTTATCACCAATACTAACTGTTCCAGAAACTGAAGAAAACTTGATTGAATATAGCGAAGAAAACTGGTTTTCTGTAAATACAGAAGTTGATCCAATTGAAGTTGGATTTTTTAGAATACCAATTTGAGAGAATTTTGTATCAGTTGGAAAATCTTTGGTAGAATCATCAAATCTCGCATAAATTAAAATTTTGTCCGTTCCCAATTCTTTATATAAATCATATCCATGACCTTTTGAAGGTGGGATAATTGGGATTAATTTGGCAAAATCACTAGTGGCGTTTGCGTTTATTGATCCAAGATCAACTATTCCATAGGTGTAATTTTTTCCACCAGAAGAAACAACGGCATTAGTAATCTTTCCACTTACAACATCCAAAGATACCTTTCCACCAGTACCATCACCCAATATACTTACTTCCTGCCCAAGACCTCCAGAATAACCACTTCCTCTATTTTCAATATAAACTTTTTTAATTTGGTTATTATTTACCGTTGAATCCCCATTTTCTCTAACAGACTGAATTTGAGAATCGGTTGATGTTGACCAATTATTTGGAACAGAAATATACTCTGTTGAATCAAATTTAATTATATCGCTTGGAGACACGGTGAATAAGTATTTCCAGATATACCCATCACCACTTTCTCCAGCTCTAGATGGTTCTAAATCTGTAAATGTTGGTTCATCTTGGGAAGCGTTTCCAGTAGTGCTAATTCCAGATGAACCATTATCAATACAGATATAAACATTATAATTACTATTCATTACATAGTAATTTGCGTCATAAAGTCTGGAAGACTGTGTGATTGGTGATGGGGATGTAACACTATAATCGTGGCGATACATCTCATATCTAGTTCCTTGAGCCCAATCAATTCTTCTTACCAATCTCCTAACATTGACGCTAGTGACCCTTTTTCCAAAGATCATAGTGTCAGAAACATGACTAATATTATTAAAATTGTCTACAGGACTTGGGGTGTTTGTGTTCCAATCAGCAGTTCTACCAAATCCAACTTGAGTAGGGTTTGAAAGACCTAAAAATACATAATATGAATTTGAAGAGCTTTCTATATTCTCTACAAAATTATTCGCATTAAGTATTCTAAACTGATCTGTTACAATGGCAGACATATTATTAGCTTTTTCCTATATTTATACTACCCAAGATCCTTTCTCAAAGCACCACTGTCTCTCAAACCATAATCCCTTCTTTGTATTGATGGAAAGGTAGATAAACCAGAGTCAATTGTAAACCCTGTAACACCAATAGAAATTGGTGAAGTTGATCTTGTAAATCCAGATAATCTTCCCCAAGAAAACTTACCAATTGGTTGAGAAGTGCTTCCAGAAGTATTGATGCCAATAATATTTGATCCAGAATTTACATTAGTTACAATTTCAGAATTAGATCCACTTGATGTAATTGAGTGAATATAGTACACATTATCCAGGAATGTTGTTCCGATTCCAACGGTGTCTGAATTGCTACTATCAATAGAAGTAACTCCAGTTCCGACAGAAGTGTCAAAAATGTACAGTGGATATCCAGTCTCTAATCCAACAAAAGAAGATGAATTTAAATAGAATTTGAGTGCTAGAGGATTACCTAAAGTACCGGTTGTAGTTGTAATTCCAGTAACGATACCAGAGAAACCTTCAACAGATGTGATTGAATTTATATCTTCTTTAATTGGAGATGGTAGTGGAGCAAGAACTTGTGGTGGGGCACTTTGAGTATATCCAAATCCAGGATTTACGATTGTGGTTGAAGTAACCTGACCATTTGTCAACGTAGCTGTTGCAGTAGCAGTTGTTCCAACACCAACACCAATAGACTGTGGAGAAGATATTGAAATGGTTATTGATGATCCAGAATATCCACTACCCGAGTTTGTAATACTTAAGGATTGAATTGTTCCAGCGGAAGAAACCACTGCGGTAAATCCAGCAGCAACTGGAGATGATCCAGAAACTATTAGTCCACCAACGCTAGAAATAACCAAGGCAGAATTATTCTCTTCATAATTAAAGAATTGGGCATCATCTACAAATAATTGAGTATCTGATGTTGATAGATTTTTAATTATTCTACTAGTTGGATAAACTAAAGACTCAATTGAATCTCTAGACTTATAGACAAGTTCCCCATTAATTACTTTATCAATTTTTTGTTTTGTCCAACTTAATGGTTTGAAGTTTACTTCATCAATGCCTTGATCAATATATAAATTTGTTTCTACTTTATCTGATGTTGTAATATTATAAATTGTTCTAACATTTTGATCTATTGTTCCAGAATAATTGTTATTTTTAAGAACCTGAACCAAATCACCAGTTTTAATAGTCTCATTTACTGATACTGTCAAACTATCAGTTCCAGATGTTCCTTTATAGAAAAATACAGAGATATTATCCTCTGGTTCTGGTGCTACGGCAAATGTAAATGATGTACCACCTTCAAACTGATAAGACTCTCCAGGTGTTTGAAGAACTCCATTTACAAATATCAATAATAGAGAATTAAGATCTATTAGAGAAGAATCTGGATTGTTTGGATCTGTCTCAAAACTCAATAACTGACCATTATAACTTAATGGGAATCTAGTTCTAATGCCATTTTGTAAGTCTGTAATTGGATCTATAAAATCAAATTCTCCAAATTCCCATGATGTCAACTTATCAGTAAATACATCTAGTACTGTTAATTCAAAATTACTTAATGGAGATGCTAAATTTCTATCGGTAACAAGTCCAACAGGTGTAAATACATCTCCAACCTTAAATTGATATCCAGGTCTATTAATACTAAATGATGTTACTTCAAACAAAGTTGATCCTATTCCTGTTGTAGTGCTGGATCCAACATCAACAGAAAGTAGTAGACCAGATCCTGTTTCAGTAGTAGATCCAATACCAAGTCTTGACACACCAGTTACCTCAAGATTTTGGTATGATGGTGCAGAAACAAATATACTTGGATTTGTATATCCAGTTCCAGCAGATCCAACAGTAAATGCTAGTGTTCCACCAGCACCAACAATTGCTGTTATAGAGGCAACATCACCAATATGACCACTTTCATGAACAGAAACGCCTATTGATACAAGTCCATTGTATCCAGATCCAATTATATCAGTAGTTCCTAGACCAACAGACACAATAGAACCACCAGCACCCACTACAGCAGTCACAGCAGCACCTACAAGAGGAGCGATACCTAGTCCACCAGTAGATCCCAGAGAAACAATTACACCACCTCTTGGAAGTTGGTTTTGATTAATATCAGAAGTGCTCTTAACAAGTGATCCATTGGATGAAGTAATGCCAGTGAAAACAACACTAGAAATACCAATATTTTCAATGAATGAATAGTTATTTCCTGTATTATTTGATGATGATGGTTTTTGGAATATTCCATTCAATACTAGAATTCCACTTCCAGTTTGTATTCCAGTTGTATTGATACCCTGAACAGTAACTGTATATGTTTGGCCAATTCCAGTAAATCTGTCGGATATGTCATCAAAAATTCTATTATTGGTATAGTCATTTCTTAAATAGACTCTTCCATCAAAGCTTGATCTAATAAAGTCTAGATTGGAAGAATCTTTTAATGATGTATTTGTTCCTTTAGGAGCATCTGTAAAGTAAATGTTGCTACCAACAATATTAAAAGATCCAGAGTAAATTCTTACTTCGGTTCCATCGGTATGAGTTGTTGAAGATGATCCGACAAATCCTCTAGATACTTCTAATAGTGGTACAGATCCAGATCCAGTTATAGGTCCAACGGAGGTTGTTCCTACACCAACAGATACAACCTTCATATATTCATCATCTACTTTTAAGATATCAGTTGGAGTGATTGAAGATATTCCAGAAACACCAAAGATAGTAGAAGATGCTGTTATTTGTCCACCATTATTATTCAAAGTTGTGTTTATTGGTGTGTATGATAGTGGTGATTGGATAATACCGTCAATGTCAATTAAACTCTTTTCAAGTTTTTTGTACATCTCAAGTTCATGAGAATTTCCAGACCCTAAAGTGGTAAATGTTACATAAATTCCTGCGGAAGCAAAATCACTCCTAGTAGAAAGTCTAAATTTATCTTTGTTAATTCTTATTGCATAAACATCTTCTGGTAAAATATTGGTAACAATTCCCACAGAATTTTGTGTTGATCCAATACCAACAGAAGAAGCGGCAACACCGACAAAGGTTGAATTTGCGGTATAAATTAGTCTTTCTCCAGTATTAAAGAAATGATCCTTAATCGTAAATATTCCAGTTGATGGATCTAAAACAGAAGTATTTGATGGGTTGAATTTCTTTTCAAAGATAGGAACTCCACCATGCTTAAGTTCAAAAACTGTTTTATTAGATCTATTTCCATTAATTGCGTTATATTGTACAAAAGATAGAGATTCTGTTACAGAACCATACAATAGATCTGGTGCTGGATTTACTAAATCACTTTCTGTGTAAATTACTTCACTAAAAGTTTGAATTTGTAAAGTATCAGTGATTGAAGCATCTGGATGGAACAATAAGTTAAAGTTTGATCCATTATATTCGGTAGAGAAAGTTCCAATCCCAGAAGTGCTTCCGATTGATACAAATGGATATTGTGTGCTATATGTGTTTTCACCATTATGCATCATCAAGACTTGATGTATAGCACTTGTTGCCCCATATGATACTCTTATCAAGTTTTTGACAGAGGTAACTTCGGATGTACTAAATCCAACTATGGTTGAAGCAGAGGAAACATTTACATAATTTGACTCTAATTTCAAAGATCTTTCTGTGCCATCAATTTGTGATGCCTCTTTAAATCTGTATGTTCCAATTCCAGATGCAGTTGTCCCAAAACCAACAATTTTTGATCTTAATAAAATTTCATCAGATGTATTATTTTCATAATTTAAATACAAAATTCCACTATTAATTAAAGATGTAAAAGTTCCTATAAAGTTTGAAGAATATCCAGACTCTGATTCAGTATCAATATAATAATCAGAGAAGTATGAATTTGTCCCATCATGAGAAATATACAATTCAACAAAATTCTTTTCTAAAGTAGAATTATTGACAACTTCAACAGAAGCAAAATATGAATCAGTATTTGAAATATTATCTGATATCAATTCAGAAGTTTGACCAGAACTTACAACTCTATTAACACCAGTTAGATCTACAAATCCAATGCTTTGTGTAGAAATTCCGGCAAGATCTGTATTAAAAGTATTTTTGAATACTTTTATGTCATAATCATCTTCATATGGATCTGCTGGACTAAATCTCAATGAGGTATTGCCAAATTCATCAATATTTGATGCGACTTCAACTAATTGTTGTGATGTATTGTATAATTTAGATTTTTCAAAAGTAAATGCATTATTAGAATCTTTAAGAAGAACTAGTTCAGAAACTTGTAAGTCATTATTATTTGGATTTTTTATTTGAACAATAAATCTAGAGTATTGCTCATCAATGAACAAGTCAGAATACTCATTTAGTGATGATAGTGAATTTGAAAACTGTGAACTTATATCATCTATTTTTAGAACTCTATTTGTTTTACACTGAATATAATCAGATAACTTTTTATTCTTTAACTTCAAAAACTTGGATTTGGTTGAACTATTTGTTATAGTGTCAACATCAATGGTCAAATCATAATCATTAATTGTATCAACTCTTTTTTCTTCAAAAATATCAAAAATACTGATACTATCAATAGTTGAAGATGCTATAGAAACAGTAGACGATGAAGTAACTTCAGTGTCGGCAAAATTCTTTAATCCACTTGTGTGAAGCAAACGATTGACTGGATTAATAAGAGTTTCAAACTCAATAGGACTTTTTATTGTGTACGATAATGATTGGTAATAATCATTGTCTGGTAAAAGTTGATAATCCTCATCTAGTTTTCCAGTATTATCTGACCATCCATAGTCTTGTCTTACAGAATAATTTACATTAAATCTTCCGAAATTATCTACAACATCATTAATAGTTGCTGTCGATCCACTGATGGATCCCTTTATAATTTCATTTAAAGTTAATTGATAATTACCACTAATCTTGATATAATCATCACTACTTTCCGTAATAAACAAATCAATAACTACATACTGACCATTTGTTAAAGAAAGAAGTTGTTCACCAACTTGGAACAGTGAAGATCTTTGTATTGTTTTAAACCTTGGATAATCATCATATTTTACAATGGAAGCATATGAGTTTTGAGACGTTTTGGCTATTCCAGCATTGGTTGTAATTCCAGATAAGTTAAACTCAACTTCTGCTGGATTGGTATTTCTATAGGCAGAAACGGTGAAGAATTGGTATTCGTGATCTGGTGAATTAAATCCTTCTCCAGTAGATCCATATTTCTGAATACCCTCAACAAATATTTTTTCACCAACAGAAAATACTGATGTGCTAAATCCGGAAATTGGAGTTACAAGCACACATGTGACAATACCAGTAGATGATGATTGTACAGTGTTAATTGTTGTACCATTGCTATTATTGATAGCAATAATTGACTGCTCTACAGAAGTTAATCCCTTTGGCGATTGTACTATGTCAACCGATGATATTGAAGTTCCATTTAGATTGGAATTAACTATTCCAGTAATAACTTGTTGACCAGTTTGTGGATTGACAATAATCAAATCTGGTGCTGTTGTGTAGTTTCTACCTCCAGATAATACTTCAATATTAACAATCTCATTAGAATCTACAAGAGAAACAACTGGAGAAATAAATGCTTCTGGTCTCAAGGTCTTATCAGAAGAATATTCAAATCCAGGATCAATTATTCTAACATCATCAATTCTATTAATATTTGCTGATTTTGGTAAAATTTTAGCATTAATACCCTGAGTAGATGCTATACTTACAAAAGTTGGTAATTTTTTATATCCAAAACCGCCAAAAGTTATTTGAAGAGAATCAACACCACCTCTAGCAGTTAAGGAATTTGTAGAATATTTTAGAACTTCAGTATTTGATGTATTATATTCTAAAGATTCTGGAATCTCTTTTAGAGATATATTAAATGTTGTTGTTCCAACTCCAAAAACATTATATTTGTTTTTATAAACACTATCAATATATGATATTTGAGAGTGATTAACCACATCAGTATCAGATGTACTAATATAACCCGCCTTTTCTAAAGTGTAGAATAGATTTGTTGGATTATTTGAAGAATAATTTAATGTTAATGTCGCATTCGTTGAAACTCCTACTGTTCCTACTCCAGAAACTAGGAATGTTTCTGTAGATCCTGTAGATACAAATTCATTATTGAATTTTGAGTCATAGAATAATTTGAATTTATATCCAGACAGAGAAGAATCTGAAAGATCAAAAACAAGATTATTGTTTCTTACAACTGATATTTCTGGATTTATCAATGATAGTTGGTGGTTAGATCCACCAGTTGATCCAAGACTGACAATAGTTGGTGGATACTTAACTGCATCCGAATAAGTTTCTGTCAGTTTAATATTATTAGAGTCTATTCTATAAACAAAATACTCACCCGTACTTAATCCACTAGAAACTAAATTAGAGTCATAAAAGACTTTATCGCCAGTTTTTAACCTGTGTGCATTTATTGTAATTTCATTGTTCGTTAAATCTACAGATGAAGATGAAAACCCTACAGGATCTATTAAAATTTGATTTCTTAATTGATTATATACTACTTTTACGGAACCAGAAGTTCCAATTCCAACTGATTGGTCTGGATTTACTTGGAGATTTATTTCATCACCATTTACCAAAGAGTGAGCGGTTGAAACAGATACTGTAGTAGTAATTTTTTGTGCTGTTCCAGTTACCTGTGTGAAATTAGATTCAAACAAATAATCAAATAAATCTGATCCGTTATTGACAAAAAACAGACCGTTAGATGATGTTGTCAATCCAACTTGAGTTACAATGCCAATATAATCTTTTGATTTATTAATTACATAAACTGTTTGAGAATTTCCAGTATCTGGTAAATTAAAAGTAGAACCTCCAGAAGAATTAGATACTGTTAGAGCTACTCCAGCTGCTGGTTTTGTAAAAGTTATTGCCTGATTCGTTTTGAATGGGTGGTTTGGTAGATATATGCTTTGAGAAGGTATTGAAATTACCTCTAAAATTTCACCTTTAGTGTAATTAACTGAAGTTCCTACACCAACAACTGTGCCAACACCAACAGATTCATTTGGATTAAAGTAAAACTTATCATTAACTTTAGAATCAAAATAGTCTGATTCTACTGGTAGTGTTATGTAACTTGGAATTAAATCAACAAAAGTTGATGCTGTGTGTGCCGATCCAGTTACACCCCTCTTTACTCTTAAAATACTTCTATCACTAAATCTGTTTAAAACCAAAAGTCTTTCAGTTCCAATACCAATACTACTTCCAATTGAAATAGAATTTGGAATAGATGAAACATAAATGTCAGTTACAACTCCAGCGGTTGCATTCGCAGATATTTCTTTATAGACAACAGTTCTTACAGTGTTAACCCCAACAACATGAGATCCAGTTAATGCTCTTATCTCTGTCGATAATCCAGATACAACAACACTATCTGCGTTATTAAAAGTATGTGATGTTGAAATATAGGCTGAAATCTGCTTTGAGTTGTCCCAAACAAAAACTACACCATTGTATTCTTTAATTGATGTTTGAAGATTTGTTATAGATTTTCCAGTGATGGTTTTAACATAAGCACTTAATCCACCACCACTAGTTCCATCATTGTCAAATTCAACAGAATCTCCGATTTTGTAATCACTTCCTGGTTCTACAATTTGGAACGAATCAACAGATCCTTTGGTTACTGAATCAACAACGGCTGTCTGATCAACATATTCATTTGACTCAATAATAAAATCATTATCAGCATACAAGTCTGCTACTTTATATGGAAAAGTATTTCTAATTAAGTTTGAATTATTAAAGTCAAAAGAGGATTGGTTTATTTCAAAATTTTCTTGAATTGGATTTGATCTGTAGGTATTTCCAATAAAATATGGATATTTTGGATCTAACTTTCCAGAAGATGGGTTTGTATTTACACCGACAAAGTATGCATATGTTCCCTCTGGATAATCTGGAGTTTTACAATATCTACCGTTATTTTCATCCAAGTCCCCAGAATTTGTAAATTTATAGTCGTCTACAAAAAATCCTATACTAAATCCAGAAGGTCTATTCTCTATATTTGATGAACTAGAAGTATATCCAGTTTGTAGTAAAGTAATTCCAGAATTTTCGTCAGATGGATTACTATATCCATATGGTCCATATATTGGATTACCGTCATATGCCCATCCAATTATTGGAGAGTGATTTAAACCACTGTCACCAAAATAATTTTTACCTATGTTAGTTGAGTATCCAACAACAGAATATTCTAAATTATTTTCAGTATCTACAAAAAGATCTGATCCATATCTTTCAAAATTGTTTATTGATAATCCTCTGATTTTTGGTTCAATAATTGCTCCAGATCCTGGAGGTGTAATTTGAATAGTTGTTTTATCAGTAGTGTAGTTTACACCAGAATTTAATACTATAACTTCGGAAATATACCCATTTGACACGATTGCTCTTAATTTTGCTCCAACACCATCACCATTTACTTTTAAATCTGGAGCAGCATTATATTCAGAACCTTTACTCTGTATCTCTACAGATGATATTCTACCATTGACGATAATGGGTTTTAATTGAGCATTTTTACCATTTTTTATGGTAAGTGTTGGTGTTTTTTCAAGATTTAATATATCAGACCCATACCCACTACCACCTTCATATACATAAGCATCTATTATTGATCCACGAACGATAGGTGTTGCTGTAATAACTCCTGTTGTTCCCGAATATTCTACATTGATGTTTACTTGTATCTGTGGGTACTCAAAATTATGATATCCAGATCCAACAGAACTGAAGTGAACATAATTTTTTCTAATATAATTTGAAGTTATAGTTCCACCTATGCCAGCATCAGCAAGTCTAAATGAATTGTTATCAACTTTAATAACATAGTATTGTCTAGTTGTTGTTAAACCACTGATAGTAGATCCAGTGGAAGAGTATTTTAGTAGTTCACCATCACTAAAGTTATGATTTACAAAATTGACAGATGATGTATATGTGGATATTCCTGCTGGTTTTACAATTAGTTTTCTGTTCTGATAACCACTTCCAGGATTTAAAACTTTAATTGAACTTAATGTATTCTTTGTATCATAAACTCTAAACTTATGTACGCCAATATTACTTGCTGTAGTAAATCCTACAGTGTTTATTCCAGCACTATAATCATAGGCAGTTTGATATAGTTTAATCGTAGTTGGATTAACAATTTGTGAATAATATACTGAACCACTCTGTAATGTTAAATTTTGATCAGTATTTAATCCACCAAAAGTTCCTATGCTTACAGGATTATTTCCATTTTTATTATAAACAATTGCCTGACCATTAGATAAGTTATGATTATTTAAAAATGTTAATGTTTCATTATTAACATCAATACCACCAGATTCTGTAATTAGTCTAGCATCAAATGTCAATTCTCTGTATCTGTTTGAGATAATTGGCTCTAATACTACCCCACTACCATTTCCACCAGTTACAGTAACAGAAACTATTTTTTCTATATCAAAATCTTGCGGATCAACATAAACGGCAGTTACAACTCCACTAACAACTGGTTGAATAAAGCAAGTTGTTCCAGAACCAGAGGTGGATACTTGGATGGTTGGTGGATTTATAACATCATAGTTTGTTCCACCATTTAAAACTTTTGCTGTTTCTATTGGACCATAGAAAATTTTATCATCAGATTTATAATTGCTAATCTCAACACCATTGATTAAAATGCCTACAGTTCCAGGATTAGTTTCTACATTATTACCAGATTTAATATTTGGCAATAATGGAAACTTTTTAAGTAACTTTTGTGGACCTAATTTCTTACCAAAATCTTTGAGAAGGGTAAATGTATGTGATCCAGTTCCGGACTGAAGTGGTTCAAATTCAACATAATCATCAATAGGTATAAATGACCTAGAAACATAAAGTCTTATTTGATTTTTATTTGTCAGTACCTTTACATAATAAATTCCTTCATTCAATCCAGTAATTGATGCTGTTTGTGGAGAATAGTAAACTGCATCTCCAGTTATAAAAGGAACATCTGAAGCAAATGATAAAATTGAATATTTAAGAGTTGTAGTGCTATATCCCTGAATACTACTACCAGTAGCTTCGGTTAAAGTTGCTGATGAAACATTCTTTGTTATTTCATATGATGGTAGTGAATTTGATGCAACATAAAGATATTCATCAGAATCATTATAAACATTTTGTATGTCTGATGTTATTACATTATTTCCAAATTCTATTTCAGCCCCAACACTATGTGCCTTGTTTAAAGACCTTCTAATATCATATGAGAGTCCTACAACTGGAGTAAATCCAGATAAATTGTCTAAAATAATTTCTTTAGTGTTTGTGTTTATATTTTGTACGGTCGCACCACTTACACTGACATTTTGAGTTCCTCTAGCTAAAATGTCTACAGTATCTCCTTCTTTTAGACTTGATTTATCAATATTTGAATAAAGTACAAAAGTTGATCCAGAGATATTATTTACTTGATATCTTGATGATGTGTTGTAGATCCAAGAATTTGAAAAAATTTGT